AGTACTTGATAAGTCTATAAATAAAAGCACTTCCAACGTTCGCTTACGAAGGAAGTGCTTACACAAAAACTAAACTAGACTTATAGTATTGGAAATATTGCTGTAATCTGTGTACCACTTCTTTGCAGGTTAGCTGAGATAGGTGTCCGACAATAAACGAGAAAAATCAATTCATGTTTTGTAATGTTACGTTACTTTCATTTATGTTTTCAAGCACTTCATCAATGAACAAAGAACGATAATGTGGGCACTCAAGAACGCCCTTTTCTTTTGCTTCCCGATACACTTTGGAGAACAACTTTGCTTTCTCCTTGTCAGTGGTCGGTAGCTCCTCTATGGGAGTGGCGAGGAACCGGCATCCCCAACCTTTACAGGTAGGGGTAAGGGAGCAGTGTTTTGGGTTTTTCCACTGACATAAGCAGTTAGCAATTATATTGTTCATAATATCACAATAACATTAATCTTTGTGCTCATACATATCAATTGCCTTAAAGAAATCATCCTCATAATTATAGATGTCATCTAGATTCTCAATGATATGTTTTACATCTTTTTTGTTTTCATCAATAGTGGCTACATATTTAGTAGCTGTATTAAAGTACATACGACAAATAGGTTTACGGTTATTATCGTCAAGTAAAATGCTGAAGTAAGTCTGTGCATCACGGTATACTATACGAGATATATCCACTTTCTTTCTACAAATAGCTTTTACGATTCTGTATGCATCTAATTCCTCTTCTGTGGTAACAATCTTAGATTCTGTGATTGCTTCTGCTTCAGTTTCTTCTGTTGTAGTTCCAGGATTCTTTGTTTGACTTTCCTCTACTTTGGAATCACTGACAGTCAAAGCTCCTTTCAAACGGTCATTAATAATATCGTTGATATGTGAAGAAATGGCGCGTTTAACCAAAGGTGTGAACTGATCTATTATGTTTTGAAGCATTCTACCATCATAAACTTTTGTGGCAAACATTTTTACGAAATCAGTACTAGGAGAGGAGAATTCTTCTTGTATGATAGCTTTTAGTTCTCCCATATATTTTAATTCACTAGCTGAGTTCAAAATATTGTCTATGTCAAAATATGATTTGTGGAATTTCTTCAATTCTTCAATTTGATTGTCTCTTAAATCAGTGATATCTACTTCCAGAAATGGCTTATCATCCATTATGTTAGGCTCTTTTAAATCAGTATAGAATCGGTAAATAATGCCATTGGTTAAAAGACCGAATTTAGCTTTTGATACATTGAAATAGCGTAACAGTTGGTTGTCATGCAGATTTAAGTCTTGTTTCCAATGTTTGCATTCAATCAAAAGAATAGGTTGGTCGTCTTTCATAATAGCATAATCAATCTTTTCTCCTTTTTTTGTACCGATATCACATGTCATCTCAGGAAGTACTTCCAAAGGATTGAATACATCATATCCGAGAGCATTAATAAAGGGCATGATAAAAGCATTTTTTGTTGCTTCTTCTGTCTGAATGTTTTCTTTCAGCTTTTCGATTCTATCTGCGAGCTGTTTAATAGTGTCTTTAAAATCCATAGTATTTATTTTTTTAGATTGATGTTATAATCTCATACTACGTTCAACAACCTTTATTACATTATATATTTCAATAACATCGTCAAGATTGACAGTGTAGTCATTAAATAATTCGTTGAGTGAATGACAAGTAATATTTCCGTTATCGTCTTGCGCAGTGATTTGCTTAATGGATATTCCTTTTGTTCGATGTACAATAACGAAGTACCAGTCGTTGATATGGAGTTTAGGGAGCCATAAATCGCGTATTACTTCTCTGCAAAGTAGTTTGTCCCCGTCGCAAATAGAATTACGGCTGCCGTCATCCATGCTGTCACCTTCCGCCTCGAATATGCGGTATTTCCCGTGATAGGTCTGGTCTACGATAACCGGCATTGTCGGCAGGGTATCTATGTATTCAGTATCTCCGTAACCTGCAAGATAGCCACATTGTGCTTTGATGTGTATAACGGGTACATTCATATAGCTTAGGTCGTCTACTTGGCGGGCATTGGAATGATACCTTTGGGGTGGAGCATCAGTCAGCATATCCCCTTCTCCGGTAAGAAGCCAAGATAATTGAAACTGAGGATATACTTTTATGATGGCATTGGCTAACTGAGAAGATATTTTTTTTGTTTTACCTTTTTGCAGGTCAAATATCCTTTGATAAAGTACCCCTATTTGTTCGGCTAATGTAGGAGCTTTAATATCCAATTCATCTAAAACATTATTTATTATTTCTTTTCCCGTCATGTGTGTAAGATATTTCTTATATTTGCAAAAAATGTTTTTTATGGATAAAAACAAGTTTGAATCTATTCATACCTCTCTAAGAGTAATAATAGCTTTGTTAGGTGCTATAATAGGCATATTATGCTGTAAATAGCAATGTGATAATAGCGCTTGCCATAGCGCTAATAATAGCTATTGATATATCTTTTCCAAGATTTCCGAATAAGGATTGCCATTTTTGTTTTCTATTATTGTTTTTATTTGCAATATAACCACCTCTATTTTGGAAATCAATACCTTTTGATGTGATTTCTATTGTATAGCGGTGTGGTATATTATTGCTTTTTTTTGCTGTAATATATCCATCTTCAGCAATTTTTTCTATTATGCTATCTCTCTTTACAATATCTGATGTTATGTCTGCAAACATCTTATCTGAGAAGTGCAAACTTTCATTGTAAGCACAGAACATCGCTATGATAGTTAAGTAGAAATCTAAATCATTTTCAGTTATTTCTTTTCCAATAGCCATAAATTCTAATAAAAGTTAAATATAAGATTATTCTTGTATTTGTATTGTTGTGTATAAGAATAATCTTATATCTTTGCAACATCAACAATGACAACAACAGCAAAGTAAGCGAGTTTTGTCGAGATAACCAAAAAAACAATATACCTAAAAAGGAGTAAGACAATGAAAAAGTACGATTTACACAAGATTATGAAAACGGCTCATGAGATATACAGAAAGTATTTCAAGCTATACCAGCTTACTCACGGTGTACAGACTTTCGGTGACTGCATGAAAGTTGCTTGGGCTAATGAAAAGAAGCGTATCGCTGATGAAGAAGCAAGAAAAGCAGAGAAAGAAGCTATGCAAGCTGCTTTAATACAACCGGAAAGAAGAAGTACTTACGATTGCTTCAACGCTCCATCTTCCGCCTACTACAATCCAAACAGCAAAGGTGCTTTCGGTTCTCGTTACGTAGGCGACTAAATATAAACAAAGCTGCAGAAAAGGTCAGTGCTATACCGGTGATAAAAGCCGCGAGGGTTCGTGATAGCAAGCGGACACTTTACCCTTCACCGGGCAGCTTTCCCAAAATTGATAAACTTAAAACTAAAAGATATGCTACAACAAGAATTTGAAGAGAGAACAGGATTAAAACTATCGGTTGAGGGTTATGCCGAGGTTGAGGAATGCTACATGAATACAGACCTTGATAAAGACGCTTTTTGTAAGCTGTGGATTGAGAATCCAACCGCACTTAAAGAGATAGAACGAAAGACTGTATCAGTACGTGAACTATACGAAGAACGTAAATCTCTCTCTAACTTCTTGATAGACCAAGCTGAAAAATGGAGCGCAAGCGATTTGAGAGAAAAGGCAATCTCAATGATTGGTGAACGTGAATATCTCAGAAGAAAGATTGCTAAAGGCTACAATCTTTGGGAAGCGGATAAAGAGTTGCTTTTGGATATTCTGAAAAAGTAGAAATAATCTCTATCTGGTCTTTGAGCCTACCCTTTGATGGGAGATAGAGAGCTAATATAAGCCCGACATTCGATTCAGGCAGGAGAGGCGATACTCCGCAACAACACACCCCGAAAGACTTGGAACTGGTGACAGCAGAAGCAAACTTGAGTAGGGTTACGGGTGCAGCCCCGGTGAAATCTGCCGCAGTTCGTACTGAGAAAGGTACAAGAACTCCGAAGCATACCCATGTAAACAGATAGTAGACTTGTCCTTGATTGTGGTGGGGTAAAATAAAGAAGCCGACATGCCCCGAACGGTTATGCAGTGAAGTACAGTAGCTGATAACTCCGTTGAGAAGAGCAGAGAGAGCTTATCGGGGCACGAATATTAAAAAATATAAGTATATGGACTATAAGGAAATCAACAATTTAACAGGTAAAATAAGTAAGATAAAATCCATATTGGAACATTCCTCTCAAATAGAGATGATTGCTACAATTCCGAATGCAGGTTATGGAGCGTCTATATATGATGCTGCGGAACCGACAATAATAACGGTGAAGTTGGAAAAGGACGAAGCTGAATTTCTTCTAAATGAGTATCAAAAACTTATAGAACAGAAAGTAGATAGTGTGATAAAAGTGAATAAAAAGACGAATTTATGAAAATTTCAAATTCCATTTTATCTAAAGAATTAGGACTTCCTTTAAAGAAAGTCCTAAAGATACTGAACTTATTAACTCACGCTGGGCTAATAACTCGAATAGTATCAAAAGAAGGAACACAAATAGAACTTACTGAAAAAGCAAAGGTTCTTCTTTCTTCAACATCTCAAGCTCTTTATAGAGAAAGTCAACATATTCTTCGACAGAATTATGCACATTCTCTCCAGATACTTCATCTAATAAGGTCGAGTTGGTAAGATAATCCCGGCAAAAGAATTTGCCGTTTATTCCATCTGCTTCAAGAGTTGTATCTTGTGGGAACCCTATTAGGTCAAGAGCCCAATGCAACAGATTATCTATACTAAAGAATTTGAGTTCAACTTTCAACCCAATATGTTCAAGTTCATCGTATTTGTTGCACAGATTGATGTATTCTGTAATAAGTTCTTCAGCGGTTTGCCTTTGACTTTTGAATAATTTTTTCTCCATACTTACTTAATTTTTAGATTTTGCACTCCAAAGTTAAGTAAATCTCCCGAATAAAGCGTGATGCCGCCAATCGAATTGGTTCGGGAGAACTCAAATATTAATCATTAAAATTTTATAGTAATGAAAAAGAAAATAATCACAGAGAACTACACTCCGGCTTTGAGAGATATGGAAGTAGGAGATATTCTTACTTTCCCAGTGAAAGCGAAGCCTTCAATCAAAGGAACAATAATTCCTCGGTTAAGAGAGGAATTTTGTGTTGAAGGCGCAGACTGGAAAGTAGGAGAGACTGATAAGAAAAAAGGTCTTTTTGATGTAGAAAGGGTTGCGTGATGATTTCCCTTTCTCCTGCGGAAATGCTTGTTACAAATGAGTATTGCAAGGGACTTGCCGACAAAGAGGTAGCAAATAATCTGAGTAAGTCTGTTTGGACTATCAAGACACAGAAGCGGACTATCTATCGAAAGTTAGGCATATCCAAAGATACCGAATTGCTTCTGTATATGATTTGCGACAGGTTGAAACGCAATTTTGATTTGAACGAGTTACGGAAGCATGGACTTGAACTTTTATTCTCCATTCTTTTCGTAGTGATGCAAGTTACTTGTAATGATATTGATTTGCGGAGAATGAAAACACCCTCACGAGCACGTACTGCAATGCGCTATATAAGAATAGGGGGGCGGAGTAATAATAATTTTAATTTTTGGGCAGCATGATATATGAGGTAAACGGTAATTTACGCAGTTCCATGTTGATTGATGGGACGGCGGAGGCAAGATTGGCAGATATACTTACCATCATGGATAAGCGTACCTTTCCTAAGAGAGAATCAGAAAGAATAGTAGGTGGGCCAGGTAGATTGAAAGCTTTGGTAAATTCTCGAAGAGTGAGAGTTGAATATAGACCTAATGGACGAAGTTATTACAACGCTTCGGATGTGTTGAGTTTTGCAAAAGTAAGAAAAGGAAGAAACCATGAAAAGAATAATTCTCAACGTGCTATTGCTTAATATATTGGCTTTACCTTGTTTGGCAATGTTTAATGGTGTTGACCCGGTAACGGGAGAGTGGAACTATACTATTAACCTTTTTGGTATAGTGTATTCGGTTTGGTTTTATCATAATGTGTTGAAGAAGATAATAAAGATATAAACCTCAGCGGAGGAAGTGTATTACATAAAACTTGTTTAGTTAGACTACTGCCGGCAAGGTCTGTGAAGATATAGCGGGCAGAAACGGGTAATTAGCTCAGTCAGGTAGAGCGGTACATGATTATTTAATGTTGGTAATTTGTCATGGTATTATTTAAAGGTTTCATTCATGTACAGGTCGTGGCGTTCAAATCCCACATTACCCACGAGGATAATCCTCTATTTATTAACCAATAATGCCGGCGAAAAGGACGTCGTAGGGAGAATGCCCCTATTTGAGTTTTATACTTTAAACTATCTTGTTAACTACCCTTCCCGGTGTGGCTTGGCCGCCTATCCGGGAGCAATGCCCAAGCGAGGGCAGATATAGTTTAGTATTTTTATTTGGTTGTGCTGAGGTGTTCTGTCTGTGAAGATAGTACACCTTTTTCTTATTCGGGAGTTCGGTGTAATGGCTAACACACCTCATTCGAGGAGACTGGCGGTTCGAGTCCGCCAACTTCCACGATATTTTTTTTATTAACCACATAAATTTTATCATTATGAGTTTGATTAAGAAACCTAACGAGCTGACCGTTAAGACTACATTGTCAGCGCTGATTTATGGACAACCGGGTATGGGTAAAACGACATTGGCATTATCTGCCCCCAACCCTGTGCTTTTCGATTACGACGGCGGTATTCACCGTGTCAATGCGGCTCATCGTGTACCCACTGTTCAGATTACAAGCTGGGATGAAACGAATCAGGTACTTGCTTCTGAGGAAATCAAAGAGTTTGATACGATTGTGATTGATACCGCCGGAAAGATGCTCTCTTTCATGGATAAGGCTATCATGGCAGCGAACCCGAAAATGAAGAAAGCTGACGGAACTCTTTCATTACAGGGGTATGGAGTGAGAAAGAATATGTTCATCAGCTTTGTAAATCAGGTAACCTTAATGGGTAAGTCTGTAATCTTCGTGGCCCATGAACGGGAAGAGAAAGTCGGTGATGAAAAACAGATACGCCCGGAGATTGGCGGTTCATCTGCCGGCGACTTGATTAAGGAACTGGATTTAGTCGGTTATATGGAAGCCATTGGCAAGGATAGAACAATCTCCTTTGATCCGTGCGAGAAGTTCTACGGTAAGAACACCTGCAATCTTTCTTCACGTATCAAGATACCTGTCATTATTGATGCTTCCGGTACCATTACGGGAAAGAATGATTTTATGACGAACATTATCAATACCTATAAAGAGTATCAGACAAAACAGACAGAGTTATCTTCAGAATATGATAAGGTTCTTGAGGTTATTCGTGATACAGTGGAACAGGTGACCGATATGCAGTCGGCCAATGAGGTACGGGAAGCGATTGCGGGAATGAGCCATATCTTTGATACTAAGGTACGGGCCGGTATGATGCTTAATGAAAAATGTAAGAAGCTTGGATTAAAGTTCAACAAGCTAAGCAAGAAGTATGAACCGGCAGCCTAAGTACAGATTTTATCCGTCGCTACTCGATAAGTTCGAGCAGTATCTACGGGCTGATGAACAGGTGGAAAGCTTCTGGAACATTGACAACGAAACGGGGGAATATAAGAAAAGTCCCGAAGAAATTGAAGCGGAGCTCAAGCAAAGCCTGCTTGATGCAATAAACCGCGTTCCGTTTGAGAGTGAGGCGGCCGATAAAGGGACAGCATTCAATGCTGTCATTGACTGTTATATCCACAGGAAAAAACATATTCCAAGCGAACGGGAACCATATACCATTGTCGGTGATGAAGAAACCAACATTATTCAGGTTGACTTCCCTCCTACGGATATAGCGCCTGCCCGTCATTTCCTGTTTGACCGGACATGGTGTATCGAGCAGTCGAGATATTTTGCCGGTGCATTGTCCCAGGTCTTTGTCTCTGCCATTATCTCCACCCGTTATGGTGATGTGGAGCTTTACGGGTTTATAGACGAACTTCTCCGGGACATTGTCTATGACATCAAATCAACATCCAAATATGATTTCGGTAAGTATGAACATGGATGGCAGCGGCATGTATACCCTTATTGCCTGATTGCTTCCGGTCAGATGGAGAGTGTGAAAGCTTTTGAGTACACTGCTTATCAGTTGAAGGGCGGTACCAGTCGGACACCACTAATCAGCGGAACGCAGTACCCGGAATACTACACCTATAACCACGAACAGACGGTTAAACTGTTGACCGCCCACTGTGAGCATTTCATAGAGTTTTTGGAAACGAACCGGGAACTTATTACAGACAAGAAAATCTTTGGGTTAGAGTAATGGCACAAGAAGCAATTTTAGAAAAGGTTAAGGGTGAGGTACACATGAGCAAATCTTTTGACTTCATGTGTTCCCAACTTCGTAATGGTCGGTACCGTGTGAAAATCGAACGGTTCACAGAGCCGCGGACATTATCGCAGAATGCTCTTATGTGGCTTTGGTTCACTTGTATTGAGCAGGAAACGGGGACGGATAAACAGGATGTACACGACTATTACTGTAACCTTTTTCTTAGAAGAGCTTCCTATATTAAAGGTAAAGAAACGGTTATCGCCGGAAGCACCTCGAAACTCAATACAGTGCAGATGACTGACTTTCTGAATAAAGTACAGGCCGATGCCGCTGCCGAACTGGGAATAACACTCCCTCTTCCGGCTGACCGCTACTATAACGAATTTATCAACGAATATAAAGATAGGAGATAGAAATGAATATCACAAGAGCAAAAATAACGAAGGACAACACGCTTGTTGCCACTTTTAAGAACGAGAATGAGGATAATGTGACTGTTGAGGGAAAGAATCTTATCCATAAGGATTTACGTGCTGCATTCAATGAACTTATTCCTCACCTTACTTTCCTATGTGAGCAAAAGGAAGCTGACGGCAAAGATTCCATAGATGAATTGCCGGAAGAAATCTTCTCTACATTCGAGGTTACCGGCTATACGATCGGTGGTTCCGACGATAATGTCGGTGTTACTTTGGTCGGTAAACGCTTTCTCAAAAGTAAAAAGGTGCTCAATCTCATTGCACCGTCTACCATGTTCAACAATGAGAACGAGGAATACGAACACGCCTTTGAGCTACAGCAAGCCATTGATGCTTGTAATTATGAAGTAGAACAGTATCTGACTGCAAAGAAATGGGCAGTAGTTCAACAAGAACTTCCGTTTGATGAAAGCGCTCCGACCGATATTGCGGCCGACCCAGTAGGCGATGCCGCTTTTGAGGAGGAAGCTAACGAGTTCCTCAAACAAGTGGCGGAACAGACTGGTACTACTTTGATTGTGAACGGTAAGAAAGTGAAACCGCGTCATTCACGCAGCAAGAAAGTTAAAGAAACGGCAGCTTGATTATGGCAGCACCTTTTTGTATCACCAAATACCCGGACGGTTTCAAACTTAAATTCATGTATCATCCGATGCTGATTAAATGTGTGAAGAACATCCCGTCAGTCAAGGCAAACGCTAAAAAGGCTTATCTTTTTAATGAAAAAGCCTGGTGGGTTGACCTTGCCGATGAATGGTATGTCAACACTATGGCAAATTGGGCGGTACAATATGGATATTGCGGATCGGTACAGCGGTCGGAGCAACGAAAAGCTGATATAACTTTTGACATTGCTCCGATGCCGCAACTGACCGTACCCCATGGGTTACTCCTTGAACCATACGATTATCAGAAAGAGGGCATTGCATACGCTTTGTCTCATAAACGGTGTATCTTCGGTGACCAGCCGGGACTCGGTAAGACGTTACAGGCAATAGGTACGGTAACGATTGCGAAATCTTACCCCTGCCTTGTTATCTGTCCGGCAGCGTTGAAAATAAACTGGCAACGTGAGTTCAAGAAGTTTGCTGGAAAACAGGCTTTAATTCTTGATGATAAGAACAAAAATACTTGGCAGCGCTTCATTGAAACCAAGTGCTGTGATATTTTCATTACTAACTATGAGTCGCTGAAAAAGTTCTTTGTTCTGGACGTTAAGGATGATGTACGGTTTACGATGAAATCAATCTCTTTTGACCCTCGTATAACGCTTTTCAAATCAGTTATTATTGACGAGTCCCATAAATGTAAGTCTACCAAGACCCAGCAAAGTAAGTTTGTTGAAGGTATCTGCAAAGGTAAGGAGTTTATTCTTGAACTGACAGGAACACCTGTTGTGAATGATAACACCGACCTTATACAACAGCTTAAGATAATGGGACGTCTGGAAGACTTCGGCGGGTATAAGACATTTACCGAGCGCTTCTGCAACGGACCGAAAAAAGCATCCAATCTGAAAGAACTGAATTGGCGTCTTTGGAATACATGTTTCTTTCGGCGTGAGAAAGCAAAGGTATTGACCCAACTTCCGGACAAGACTCGGCAGTATATCGAAATGGATATAACTACGCGGTTGGAATACGAAAAAGCGGAGAGTGACCTTATACAATACCTCCGTGTGTTCAAGAATGCGGACGATGAGAAAATCGCTAAGTCCATGAGGGGAGAGGTTATGGTAAGGATGGGCATTTTGAAAGCCATTTCCGCTCGTGGAAAAATCAAGGCGGCTGCCGAGTTTATTCATGACGTTATCGATGGGGGAGAAAAGCTGATAGTATTTGCTTATCTGAAAGAAGTAGTAATGGAACTGAAAAAGATGTTTCCTCAAGCAGTAACGGTTACAGGTGAAGATAATGCTACCCGGAAACAGATGGCTGTAGATGCTTTCCAAAATAATCCAGATTGTACACTTATTATTCTGAACTACAAATCGGGTGGTACGGGGCTTACGCTGACTGCATCTAGTCGTGTGGCCTTTATTGAGTTCCCATGGACGTTCAGCGATTGCGAACAGGCGGAAGACCGGGCACACCGTAACGGACAGAAGAATAATGTCAACTGTTACTATTTCCTTGGAAAGAATACCATTGATGAATATATGTATGATGTCATTCAGCGGAAGAAGGGTATAGCTAACGGAGTTACTGGAACTGATGATGTAGTAAAGGAGAATGTAGTAGATATGGCTATGGACTTATTCAAAGGTAGATTATGAGAAAGAAACAAACTACACCGCAATCGGAAAGTCAGATACAGCATAGTTGTCTGACTTGGTTCCGGCATCAATATCCGTTTTTGAGTCGCATGCTGTTCGCTGTTCCTAACGGTGGGAAACGCGATGCCCGTACCGGTGCGCAAATGAAATACGAAGGTGTTTTACGCGGAGTTGCCGATTTGATACTTCTTATCCCTAAGAAAGGTTTTGCGTCTCTCTGTATAGAGATGAAAACTCCGAAGGGGGAACAGAGAGAGGAACAAATAGAATGGCAGAGAGAAGCGGAAAAGTATCGAAATAAATACGTTATCTGCCGTTCTCTTCAAGATTTTATGAACGAGGTTAATTCCTATCTACGATGAATTATATTGAATTAGTCAATAACTTTTGGACTGTGAGGCGTATTAGACCGATGACAAGTTATGAGGCGGATTTTTATTTCTATTTGCTGAAAGAATGTAACTCGAGAAACTGGACTAATCCGTTCGAATTGCCGTCGAGGAATGTGGAGCTTGAACTCGGCATCTCTCGCAAAACAATTTGTGACCTGCGCAACAAACTCCAGCAAAAAGGATTGATTTCTTTCAAAGAAGGGAATAAACGGGCAAACGGAGCTTTTTATCAGATACTTTATGTTTCTGACGGTAACAAAAATGGTAACGAAAGTGGTAACGTAAATGGTAACATAAACGGTAACGTAAATGGTAACCCTTTATATAAACAGAAACATAAACCTATGGGAGGAGATAACTCTGGCGAGTTATTCCCACCGGAGCCACCACTGAAAAAGAAGCCGCCTAAAACCAAAGTGGAGTTTATACCACCAACTGTCGAAGAAGTGAAAGAGTATTTTCGGGACAAACTTCCCAACTGGGAACTACAAGCGGATATTTTCTACAATCATTTCTCCGGTCTTGGTTGGAAAACATCCACTGGTGCCAAGGTTGAACGTTGGGACAGCCGGGCCAATCTTTGGATAATCGAAAAAAAACAGCAAGGTAATGGAAAAACAGAAACCCAAGGACAAAACGGTCGGGATGCTGATAAAGCAGCAAAGGCAAGAAACCTCATTGCGGAGTACGCGGCCATCGAGCAGGGATATGATGCTGTCGGCCATCAAGCAGAGATACCCGACCTTTAGCCAAGCATCTGCCGCATATTCGACATCGCTCCAGCCGATACTTCTTGCCGACCTTGATAAAGCGTACAGTGAGAAGTCCCCCACGTTGTCAGACCTTGAACGGATGTACGGTGACGGCTCCTCGGCTTTGTGGGCAAAGACGCAGCTACTGACTATTGATTTTGCCTCTGCCACAAAAGAGAGTGCTGATGAAAATGCTTTGAACGAGTTCTCAAACCTGTTCGTAAGGCAGTACCACTACATCAAGCTGACCGAATTCATTCTATTTGTCGCCCGGTTCAAGCTGGGCAGATACGGTAAATTCTACGGTTATTTCGACACGATAACTATTGGCGAGGCTTTCCGCAAGTTCCTCAAAGACCGGTCGGATGAGCTGGATATAATCATCCGGAACCGCAATAATCGGGCACAGGAGCAACAAGCACCTGTAGAGCGGAATCACCAACCACCCGACGACTTACGGGCAAAACTCAAATTAAGATGAAAGACATAAAACTGATAGCGACTATTCTGTCAATCCTGACAGCGTATGCCGCTTTTTATTTTGTCTGCTACTGGATAGCGGACTATTGTTTAAGGACTTATTTGTAACGCAATTATGGAAAACAAAACTTTCAAAGAAGCTATCAAGAGTTATCTTGATGAACGTGCCAGGACTGACGAACTGTTTGCCAAGTCCTACGCAAAGGAAAACAAGAATTTGGACGAGTGCTGTTCTTACATCATGGGGGAAGCCCAGAAGCGAGGCAATGCTGTATGTATTTCTGATAATGAGGTATTTGGTATGGCCGTACACTATTACGACGAGGACGACATAAAAATCAATAAACTTCCTGCCGGCACGAGAACCGTCACTTCCACTTCACCCAAGTCGGTGAAGTTGACTGAGGAAGATAAACAGAGGGCTCGTGAGGAAGCGATAAAACGTCTTACCGAAGAGCAATATGTTTTGCTTAAGAAAAAGCCGTCACGAGGAAAGAAAGAAGCAACAGAAGTACAACAGATGTCATTGTTCTAAACCATGAAACCACGTACTAAATTGCAAAAGGAAGTCGCCGAGCTGAGTGAAAAGTTGGGTGAAATCTCCGAATCTCCCAAAAATTGGGCGAAAGAACATCTGTTTGCTCGCACTGCGTATAAATGTAAGGATGAACTTTGGTGTTCAGAATGTGGTAAGATGTGGATAAATACCGATAATAGCGAATTGGGTACTATCCTTTTGGGTAATAAGACCGAATGCCCTTATTGCCACCATAAATTAGATGTAACAGTCAGTCGTAAGAGCCAGAATAAAGAGGAAATCTACATGGACATACTGCAGGTTGTAGGTGGCTTTCAAGTTATACGTCATATCCTGTGCTGCAAGTATTCTTGCAAAAGTGGTTTTCGTGAGCATCCGATATCAAACCCTTATTACAGTTTCTTTGAGACTGTTCAGGAATGGATTGCAGTTAATGGCAAACGTACCATTATCGCCAGGCCTATGAATATGGGTGGCAATGGATGGTTGTATAGTGAGCCTTTGAGTATAAAGAACGAATACGGTAGCGGTTATTACAGTTATGGAGATGTATACTCTATACATGGATGGTTATATAGCAAGATAGAGCTTCTCCCGGAATTAAAGAAACGCGGTATAGGCCGGAATTTTCCCGATGTCAATCCGTCGAGGCTTATACGATCGCTCTTAACCGGTAACAATGATGCCGAACTCTGTTTGAAAACAAAGCAGATGGCAATGCTTAAGCACATGGCTAAAGAGGGGTATTATCAGCTTCGATACAAACCGTCTTTTAATATCTGTAATCGTAATCATTACATCATCAGGGATGCCGGTATGTGGAATGACTACATCGACTTGCTGCTCTATTTCAAGAAAGACGTACGTAACGCCAAATATGTCTGTCCTAAGAACTTGAAAGTCGAGCATGATTTGCTAATGAATAAGAAAAGGAGCATTGAAGCAAAGCTTCGCAGAGATAGGGAAAGACGGGAAGCAATCCGTTGTGAAAAGGAACGTAGAAAGAATATCATTCAGTTTTACAAAAGAATGGAGAAGTTCTTCGGTTTGGAGATTACGGACGGAAGTATAACTATCCGTCCATTGGAAAGTATAACCCAGTTCTACCAAGAAGGGAAAGCAATGCACCATTGCGTATATACGAATGGGTATTACAAGCGTAATGATTGCCTTATCCTTTCTGCTCGTATCGGGGAAAAACGCATCGAGACGATAGAATTGTCTCTGAAAACTCTTGAAGTAGTCCAATCCCGTGGTGCATGTAACCAGAATACAGAATACCATAAACGTATCATAGGACTTGTCAAAAAGAACATAGGTTTAATTCGTAATAGATTATCAGCATGAAACATATCATCCGAAAAATAGAATACATCACCGGCGATAATCGTCGGTGTGAAAAAGTGACTATTGAAACAAACGACATCGAGGCTGAGAGAAAGCGGCTGTATGCCAAGTACCCCTGTGATGTGATATACTTTACTTATGAGACAATAAATAGATAGTACAATGAAAGATTATATCGAGTTTTTGAAAGACAAGATGGCTATCAGTCATCAAACAGGATTTGAAGTTAAGCCGGAAGAATTAACCTCGTCGTTATACCCCCATGTGAAAGATACTGTCCGTTGGGCTGTGTCAGATGGTTGCCGTGCGATATTCTCCAGTTTCGGTATGCAGAAAACCGTTACCCAGTTGGAGATACTCCGGGTAGTCCTGAAACACAAAGGTGGTAAAGGGCTGATAGTTTGTCCCAAGCGTGTAGTGGTCGAGTTCCTTACACAAGCGGAACAACATCTGCACATGAAAGTTACCTATGTGCGTACTATGGCGGATGTGATGATATGCCCCACTGATATTATGGTTACAAACTATGAGCGAGTGCGTGACGGAGAGGACGGAGTGAGGATAGAGCCGTCCTATTTCACTGCAACCTCTTTGGACGAGGCGAGCGTATTACGCGGTTTCGGTACCAAGACCTATCAGGAGTTTCTTCCTTTGTTTGCAGAAGTACCGTACAGGTTTGTTGCCACTGCCACACTGTCACCCAACAGATACAAGGAGCTGATACATTATGCCGGTTATCTTGGTGTGATGGATACCGGGCAGGCGCTTACCCGTTTCTTTCAACGTGACAGCACGAAGGCGAATAACCTCACTCTTTACCCGCATAAGGAGAAGGAGTTTTGGCTATGGGTATCTACATGGGCGTTGTTCCTTACCAAACCGTCCGACCTCGGTTATCCCGATACCGGATATGAGTTGCCGGAACTGCGGGTGCATGAAGAGGTGGTGAGCGTGGACAACTCCACTGCCGGCACGGACAGGGACGGTCAGGTGAAAATGTTCCGTGAGGCTGCCCTCGGACTTGCTGACGCGGCGAAAGAACGCCGGGACAATATGCAGGAAAAGATTGCCCGTGTGGTAGAGATTATCAACCGCCCGGAAAACAGGGACGACCATTTCCTTTTATGGCATGACTTGGAAAATGAACGGAAGGCATTATGTGACGCCATACCCGGATGCAAGGCTGTATATGGTTCGCAGGATGATGACGAAGCAGATAAGGTAATAGCGGATTTCAAAGACGGGCGGCTGAAGTATCTTGCCGCCAAACCGGAAATGCTTGGCGAGGGCTTGAACTTCCAGTACCACTGCCACAAGGCAATCATGTTCATCGACTACCGTTTTAATGATAAGTTCCAAGCGATAGCCCGTATCTACCGTTTCATGCAACAGCATCCGGTTGACCTTTATCTGGTCTATGCTGAAAGCGAGGGCGAGATATTTAAGAGTTTCATGCAGAAATGGACGCAACATCGGGAAATGGTTTCCAAGATGACCGATATTGTCCGTGAGAACGGTTTGTTCGGATTGCAGGCTGAGGAGAAGATGATGCGCTGGATGTTCGCCAGCCGTGAAGAGAAATCCGGCAAGCTGTGGAAGGCTATCAATAACGACAATGTTCTTGAATGCCAAAAGATGGAAAGCGATTCAATAGACTTGATAGTAACAAGTATTCCGTTTTCCAATCACTATGAGTACACGCCTACCTATAACGATTTCGGGCACAATGAGAGTAACGACAAGTTCTTTGAGCAAATGGATTACCTTACCCCTGAACTGATGCGCATATTGAAACCGGGTCGGTTGGCGTGCATCCATGTGAAGGACCGTGTATTATTCGGCAATGCTACGGGTGACGGTATGCCTACTATTGACCCGTTCAGCGAAATGACTGTATTCCATTACATGAAACATGGATTTAGATATATGGGCCGTATTACAGTGGATACGGATGTAGTAAGGGAGAATAACCAGACTTACCGACTTGGCTATACCGAAATGTGTAAGGACGGTTCAAAGATGGGTATCGGTTGCCCGGAATATATTCTTCTTTTCCGCAAACTGCCTTCTGATACCTCACGGGCCTATGCTGATTTGCCGGTGACAAAAAACAAGAGTGAATATTCGCTGGCCCGTTGGCAGATAGATGCTCATGCAAGTTGGAAATCTTCGGGTAACTCTCTGTTGAGTTACGAGGATATGAAAGGCGCCGGCATTGACAAGATACGCCATTTGTTTAGGAATTACGAGCGTGAGCATATATATAACTACGAGGAACACATATCGTTCGCTGAGGAACTGGAAGAATACGGAAAACTACCTAAAACGTTTATGGCCGTTGACCCGGTGAGTAAGAAACCGTGGATATGGGACGATGTTACCCGGATGCGAACACTCAATACGAAACAATCCCAGAAGAAGCGGCAAAATCATATCTGCCCGTTACAACTTGATATTGTCGAAAGGCTGATTGAACGGTACTCAAACAGGGGTGAACTGGTGTTTGACCCATTCGGTGGTATCGGCACCGTGCCCTACTGCGCTGTTAATTTGGGACGTAGGGGATTATCTACGGAATTGAATTATGACTATTGGAGAGACAGCCTCTCATACCTGTACGAAGCTGAAATGGAAGTGAGCGCGCCCACGTTGTTTGACTTATTGGATGATGCAGTATGAATGTTCATCAGACAGTTCCCCGCTCGGATTGTACCTCTTTTGCCAAATGTGGTAAGCATTCACTTGCCTATTGCCGAAAGTACGGTGCATCCGAATGTGGTTCGTGTGAAATAGTGAAGCGGAAACCGAGAAACCGGGTGATAGTGGACGGGAAAGAGCGCAAAGTATGCAGTCGTTGCAGAAAATTACTCCTGCTGTCCTGCTTCTACGATAGAACGATTCATCGCAATGGAAAAGTGTATCACATCAAGACATCATGGTGTAAGATGTGTGTATCTGAGGATAATAGGGAACGGAATAAAAGAATAATACTCACTACAGCTTACACAGATTTATTAATTAGATAATCAATAAAATCTGAATCTGTGTAATCTGTGGTGAATCAATTCATAACTAATAAAAACATGAATGAAAATGGATATAAAGTTATTGATGCTATCAAGAGGATGGCTTCAATATTTATCCACCTATCATTACCGTGGGGCATCCGTTGACTATCGAGCCGCCATGCGCCGTGCTGTCGCCCATGCGTGCGGCGGGTTTGCCGCCAATCATTACCGTTGCCGAGCCTTTGATGATGGTGTCCGGCGGACCGGCACAAACACACATATCGCCCACCACGGCGGCAGGCATCTTGCCTATCAGTACGTTTGGCACACCCGGACCCACTACGGGACCGCCCACATGCGGTATCGGCGAGGGAAACGCCGGGGTCTGCATGGGGCAGGTGTGCATGTCTGTTATTCTTGCTGCTGGAGGCATAGTTTTAGAATTTAAATTAGTTAATCATTACCATCGCACCTTTTACGGTGGTCTGACCGCTTGCCGAGAGTTCCGCCGTGGCATTGCCCTTAACGGTCGCTCCGATTTTCGCCTGCACCTTTACGTTCAGTCCTTCCAGACTAATGTCCTGCTTGGCGATACCGCTGATTTTCATCGTGGTATCCATCGTGATGTCGCCTTTTGCTTTCAGCGTTATATTTTTGGTAGATGTGAGGCTGATACCTTCCCTATCCATTTTGATTTCATTCTTATGCTGGTCTACAAGACGAATCTGTTTATAATTATCGTTGATTTCAATTAAATTATTGCCGGGAGTACTTATTACTACAGCTTTTTTTTCTTCATCGTATGTAATAATAAATTTTCCTCCGACATCTAATACACCATTATTTTCCATATAGCTTGATATTTAAATGTGAATAACTACTTATTTAAAGTATAACAAATAAAATTATGGAACAAAATTAGAATAAAATTTTAGAAAACCTATTTATGAAAGCAATAACAATAAAACAGCCGTGGGCATCTTTGATAGTCCACGGTATTAAAGACATCGAAAATCGGACTTGGCCGTGCCCTAAGAAGTATATCGGACAGAGGGTGCTGATACATTCAAGTGCCATCCCTGTGGAAATGATAAATCCTAATAGTGTATTCACAAGGCAACAATGGGACAGTTTCTCACTTGGATTTCAGAGAGAGATTATTTGCGGTGAGGGATATATAAATTCTGCCATCATTGGAAGTGTGGAGATAATAGACTGTGTGATGAATCATCCTTCTATTTGGGCAGAGAAGGGAGTTTATAATTGGCTACTTGCTAATCCTATCTTATTCCCTGAACCAATACCAGCTAAAGGTAAACTATCTCTTTGGGAATATGATAAAATTCAGGAACCCGTGTCAGATGGCGACCACAATGTTTGCATGTGTCATATATGTGTTGACGAGAAAACACAGGTTATGAGTATGGGAGATTATTTTGTCTGTCGGTATTGTGGTGGACGCTGGTATAAGTAAGGAATGCCAATTTGACATTCCTTATTATACTTGTGCTAATTTGATTCATCGAAAAGTACTGGATTTATTTTTAATGGCTTGCCGTTTGTAGTTTTGTTCTTTTGAATCTCATGAACAAACGAAATGTCCAAAGGGCATCTACTACTTCCCATACATAGTTTATATTTATTGCCATCCTGGATTATCTGTATTTTTGTATTGTCTATGGTAGCTTCAAATACTTGTCCCGATATCTTTTCAGGAGCAGGACATAGAGCTAAAGTTTTATCTATATGCGTAAACCCTAATTTACCTAAAATACATGAATTTAAAGGCAATCCCTGTATATCCTGAAGATGAACATAGGTTTTAAGACTCTTAGAAATTTCCGCAAATTCAATTTTATCTTCGAAGATATTTGTAACCTCTACGATCATTAGAGGTACTATACAGACCGCAGCACTTTGAACTCCTGAATAACCATAGCATAAGTTAGTTTGTACTATGTATCCAATCTCTAAATCTTTTTTTTCCATAATATAAAATTTAAATTTGACGTCACAAAAGTAACAATAATCTGGGCACGTTCTCCATTTTGATGACAAAGTTTTAAATGTGACAATTTATACTTCCCCTCGGAGACATGTCTTTTTAATCAAATAGAACAATAAAATATGAAAGCAGAAGATTTAATCAATAGCAACTCACTTATCAATATCGAGGTGATAGACGGGCAAACCGTAGTATTTACTGAAATAGCCATGACTACCGTAAATATGGTACGATTGGAGGCAAAGCAATCTCCGTGGATAAGCGTTGAGGAACAGTTGCCGGAATTAAGGCAAAGGGCTTGATAACGGCATAGAAATAGTCTTGAAACAATTAAAAGAACGGCATGAACGACCAAGTGATTAATAAAGAAAAGATATTGCCAATGGTTACAAAAAAAGGCTATCTATCCCAGACAGCTAATCTTTGTTTAACCTTAAATCTAATACTATGAAAAACACATTACAAATGTACGGATTTGTGGGAGTTATGCAAATTATATCCCTTTGTTTAGCTTACTTATAACATGGTTTAGTAGGTAGGTGTATATGTTAACTATTAATGATTTAATTGTAAAATAAGGATTTGGAAAATCAGAATACCATTATCCTTTTACGTAAAAAGAGTGCTATATGTATTGAAAGCTTCTTTCAGTACTAATGATGGGTCAATTTCCGGTACTTCTTCTTTTGCAAAGTCTACTATTCCTATATTGATATTGATTATTGCTTTATATTCTTTATTGTAATAGGTGTACTCACCTTGTTCAAAATTGTGATAATCAGCTAATGCTATAAATATTTTCAAAATATACTCAGATTCTTCAATGCTGAAATTTGATTTATTAAGTTTATTTATAGCAGATTCCATATCCTTTATTGTGCTAAACATTGTCCGAATAAAATCGAAAACAACCAAATTGGGAAACATATATACTGGTACTCTCCTTCGCCCTATATAAACCAATCGATCTCCTTTAAAATCTTTATTAATATATTTCAGTAATGTTCTTATATTAATTGACCCATTTTTGACAAATGTGGATAATATACTACAGCAGATTATATGTGAATAATAGCCATTGTTATTTAGACCCACTTCTTGATCTGATTTGGTTGTTGCAAGAATATGTGCTATGGCTTTTATAATTTCATTTGTATTATTAAAATGGTATATTTCTTTACTATAGAATTTATCAATGTATCCATTGAAATCTACATTTATTCCATATTTGGCACTATAAATGTTTCTTATATTATCAATATCGCATACTAAAATTATTTTGTCAAATCCAAATTTATGCTCTTTAGTACCACAAAAATCATTATGTGCTGATAATATATTTAATATTCTAAAAATATGTTCAGGGTCGATACGGTCTAAATCATCAATAATGAGGACGATTTGTTTATTGGGACTATTATCGGTTTTGGTGCTTGATACAATAGAACGGATGATTTGAGTTATTGTATTATCTTCATAGATGCTTCCTTTCTCTATGCTAATGCTATCGAAGAATTTCTTGATATGGGATTCTTCATTTTTCGAATTATCTTTTGCATATGTTTCAATGTTTTCTTTCAGTGCGATACACCTGTCTATGATATCTGTGCCAAAGGTAACTTTTTCTGCTATAGAAAAAAAATTACCCCAAAAATCTTTAGGATGGTTTACCATATAAAAAAATGCCGCATTGCTTAATGATATTTTTTGTTTCTCAAAATCATAGGGAACTTTTTCTAATAACTGCATTAATATGTCCACTTTGATATACTCAAAAATATCTTCGTTATTAGCAACAGAGTAATTAATTGGGGTTAGATATATTCCAGTGTATTTGTCTTTGTGCTGATTAAAAAAATTATTTAGAAAATATGATTTGCCTATTCCAAAAGCTCCGGAAAAGATAATGTTCTCATTGTCTTTTTGTTTTAGGAAATCAGCAAAACGTTCGGTTTCTTTAGATATACTTATTTCCATTTTTATATTGATATTTGATTTGTTTCAAAGTTAATATCTTTTTTCATATTGAGCAAAACCTTCTGCCAAATTGTGTCAGTAAGTTCTTTGATACCGGATAGTCCGTTCATGGATTATTCGGTATCTTTATTTTGTAAATCAAAATAATATAGTATGTACGCAGCAAATCAGTATGATGCAATTGCAGAGAGTTACGATTCTTTGTTTAAAGATGAAGTCAGCATTGAGGAGAATAATAAGATAGCCTCGATGCTTTTTGATGTTCCCGGAATTATTCTTGATGTGGGATGTGGCACCGGATTGTTCCTTGATATTCTGAAAGTATCTCCAGATGAATATTTCGGTATCGATCCGAGCAATAAGATGCTTGAAGTTTTTAGGAAGAAGCATCCTGGGTATTATAATCTATGCATTCCGTTTGAGATGTTCAACCTAAAGTTTATGGTATTCAATACTGTTGTCGCTCTGTTTGGTTCGGCCAGTTACATTGAAGTCGAAGCGTTAACGGATATCCCTGAGGAGAAGAATTTGTTCCTTATGTTCTATAAAGAAACGTATCATCCGGTGACTTATGAACGTAGCGGTTGCGAATTGGAATATTATGAACATTCGAGGTGTGAGCTGGAACAAGGCTTTCCTCATTGTGAAGTAAAAGAGTTTGGTAACTATTATATCGTGACTAACGTATGATATTATATTCAGAACAAAATGTGTATGAAGCGGCGAAAGAACGCATAAGGCAGCTATTTTCTATAGGTGGCCGTCTGGGCGTTTGTTTTTCTGGAGGCAAAGATAGTACCGCTTTGCTGCATATCACTTTGGAAGTGGCACGTGAACTTGGTATTCGAAAGCTACCGGTTATGTTTCTTGACCAGGAATGTGAGTACACATATACAGTCGAGTATATGCGTTATGTTATGTCTTTGCCAGAAGTAGAGCCTATTTGGGTACAAGTACCATTCAGATTATGGAACGCTAATAGCGGTGATTGGTTTATTCCTTGGGAACCAGGAAAAGAATGGATGCGTGAAAAAGAGGATATTGCTTTCAAAGAGAATGTATATGATGCTGACAGATTTAAAGACATGTTCAACGCTATTGCATTTCATCACTTAGGAGAAGATTATGTTTCTTTGGGTGGTGTCCGTATTGAGGAATCTCCGGCCCGTCGTGCAGGATTAACAGGCAAGGAGACCCTCCCTGGTATGACATACGGAAAGCGTTGCAGTCATGGAATAGTTATGTACCCTTTGTATGATTGGTCTTACCGCGATATCTGGTATTATATCTTCTCCAATCGGTTAAGATATAATAAAGCCTACAATTACATTTTCTCAAAAGAGCCGCTACGTTCGGCCAGGGTGTCCTCTCTGATTCATGAGAACAGTAATCAGAATATCCCTTACTTGCAGGAAATTGACCCGAAGGCATATAATGCCATGTACACCCGTATCCCCAATATTGGTACGACAAATCATCTTCTGTTGGATGCCTTTGAAGAGATACGTAATTATCCGAACTGTTTTAAGGATTGGTCGGAATATTTGAAGTATCTCATTGATAACATAGTGGCTGAGGATAAGAATAAAATCATTTTCTCCAATAATCTGAAGACAGTGATTACTAAAGTAGCAAATTGGTCTGATGTAGACCGTCTTGATATTTACCGCGCTTTTGCTCGTGGGATTATTACCGAAGACTTTGAACAGACAAAGTTAAATAACAGATTATTGGTTCATAAATCAAAGTATAAATATGGAAAGGCTAAAAGAAATAATCATCCGGATGCTTGATGAAACGCCGGACAAAATAAACTTTTTGAATGAAGTGAGGCAACTTCTATTTTCCTTGTCCCCGGAGAAAGTAAACCCGGTGGATCGTGTTCTTTGGGTTCCAATGGAAATGGTAAAGGCAAACAACTATAATCCTAATGCCGTGGCAAAGCAGGAAATGCAGTTGCTTTATACTTCCATTCGTGAAGATGGATATACTCAGCCTATCGTTACGATTTGGAGCGAGGAAGAGCAAAAATATATTATTGTAGACGGTTTTCACCGTAATCTCATTGCACGTATGTACAAGGATATTGCCCGACGGAATAGTGGTCGTCTCCCCATTGTGGTTATTGAAAAGGATGTCAATGACCGTATGGCATCTACGGTCCGGCATAACCGGGCACGTGGTAAACATTCTGTTGACGGCATGACGAATATCATTTATAACATGATTAAAAATGGAGAGTCGGATGCAGTCATTTGTAAGAAGCTTGGCATGGAACCATTAGAGCTTGTAAAACTTAAGCACATCACCGGCTTTGCTAAGATGTTCAAGAACTACGAATACAGCAAAGCCATTAAAGAAATTATTCATCACACAGATTCAGCAGAGTTATGATTATGGATATACAGAATATTGCAATAGATAAAATCATTCCATATTGGAATAATGCCCGGAACAATAGCAAGGCTATCAAACCGGTAGAGGAATCAATCAAGAAGTTTGGCTTTAACCAACCGCTTGTAGTAGATAAGAATCTTGAAATCATTGTCGGCCATACACGATACTTTGCTCTCTTAAATCTTGGATATAAGGAAGTACCTTGTATAGTCGCTGATTTGGACGAAGAAAAGGCACGCCAGTATCGTATTGCTGATAATAAGACATCGGAGTTTGCATCATGGGATGAAGATAAACTGATACGTGAACTTAGGACTATGAATGTCCCTGCAGATATGCAAGATTTCTTTTTTGAGCCAATAGAACAGTTACTCGGATTTGATGTAGACTTTACTCCGGCAAATGATTATGCAACAGAAGATATGCAAGCAGAGGAAGTACAGCGGGAGTTCAGTCAGGAAATGGAACGTCAAGAGAACGAGGCTTTCAAAAAGAAAACGGAACGTATTGAAGAGAACTTAGAGCAAGAGAAGACCGAATATATTGAAATGGCATGTCCCCATTGTGGAGAAATAATCAGAATGAAGAAGTGATATGGCAGCACCAACGGGAAATAAATTTTGGATGTTAAGGAGTAAGCATGGGAGAGATAAACTCTTTTCCACGCCGGAACTTTTGTGGGAAGCTGCATGTGAGTATTTCCAATGGTGCGATGAAAATCCTTGGCTTTCCAAAAAAGCTGTTCAAAAGACAGTTCCTGTGAAAAGAAAGAAAGGGAAGAAAGTGGAAACTGTTAATGAGCAGCAAGTGCAGCAAGAAGTTTCCCCGACTTCCCGTCCGTATTCTCTTACTGGATTTTGTATTTATGTAGGTGCTTCATCTAAATGGTGGAGCACCTTTCGTGCGGAATGTAAAAATAAGAACGACGAAGATTTTTTAGAGGTCATCGCACGCGTGGAAGAAACAATCGAAACGCAACAGTTTGAGGGTGCATGTGTCGGTGCTTTCAATGCGAATATTATTGCTCGTAAACTTGGGCTTGCGGATAAGCAGGAAGTAGACCATACGAATGCAGGGAAAGAGTTTAAGTCATTTTCATTTCTTCCATATACCAAAGAAGCGGAGAGTGTGAAGTGATGGGAGAGAGAGTCAACATAAAACAGCGTTTAGCCTATAACTATCTTCGTGACGATGTTACGAAGTTCTTATGTTATGGTGGTGCCGGTGGCGGTGGTAAGTCATGGCTCGGTTGTGAATGGCTGATGCAATGTTGCCATTATCTTCCCGGAACTCGTTGGTTTGCGGGGCGAAATAATCTCAAAGACAGTCGAGCATCTATAGCGGTGACATTTGTTAAAGTGGCTAACTCTCATGGCTATCCATATTATCACTTGACAAATGACGGCATCAAGTTCGATAATGGGAGTGAGATTATCTTTTTGGATTTGACATATTACCCCTATAAAGACCCGATGTATGAACGTTTCGGCTCCTTGGAATTTACGGGTGGATGGATCGAAGAGGCGGGTCAAGTGAATAGATTGGCCTTTGAAGTGTTACAGACCCGTATAGGGCGGCACTTGAATGATGTCTATAATGTTCCAGGGAAAATTCTTATTACTTGTAATCCCAAAAAGAATTGGTTATACGATAAATTTTATAAACCATGGAAAGAGCATAAGTTAAAAGATGGTTATGCTTTTATACAGGCGTTGGTACAAGACAATCCATTTGCAACAGAAGACTATATAAACACTTTGAAAAATACTAATGATAAAGTAACGAAAGAGCGTTTGTATTTCGGCAATTGGGAATATGATAATGATCCGGCAGTACTTTGTGATTATGATGCTATTTGTGACTTGTTTACAAACGAGCATGTACAACCGGTAGGCTTATCGACTGGTTCTTCTGACCTTGCCATGAAAGGCCGAGACCGTTTTGTCAGTGGGCATTGGATAGGTAATGTATGCTATATCAGATTAGACCAGGAATACAGTACGGGCAAATCCATTGAAGCAGACCTTAAAAACATGATGATACAGTGGAGTATTCCACGCAGTATGATGATAGTTGATAGCGATGGGCTGGGGAGTTATCTTGAAAGTTATCTGAATGGTATCAAAGAATTTCATGGCGGTAATCGCCCGATTAATCTGGAGTTTGACAATCTGAAATCAGAGTGCGCTTTTAAGCTCGCAGAACTGATAAATAACCGACAGATAAGGATTATATGTACGGAAGCCCAAAGAGAGCGTATAATCGAAGAATTAGGAGTTTTAAAGCAAGACCATATAGATGCTGATACCCGAAAGAAAGGAATAATCAGTAAAGAGAAAATGAAAGAGATTCTTGGTCATTCTCCGGATTATCTTGATATGCTGATAATGGCAATGTTCTTCCGTATCAAGCCAATTCCCAAACGACCAAAAGCAAAATTAGGACAGATATGACAGTAAAAGAATTTTTGATATTAAGTGAGGTGGCAAGCAATGCTATTGAACTGTTGGAGCGGATAAGAAAGCTTCCAAAGCCGGACTTCATTTCGGGAGTTCGTTTGCCGGATAATCTGAATGATGCCACTATTGGGCAGCTTATGGGGCTGCAATCTATATCAAGCGATATTGATTGCATAATGATGCCATGTCATGTCCTTTTGGGGTTATCGGTTGAACAAATAGAAGCATGTGAGGTAGAGGATGTTTTGGGCTTTTCCTCATGGGTTACTAAAGAGGTGGAACGGATAACCAAGCTGTTTGAAACAACGAGTGTGACGCCTACTCCTGAGGAAAAACGTGCGGGTGTGGATCAGTTATCATTTGGCTTGTTTGGGTTGGTGGACTATTATGCAACCCGTATGGGAATTACTGACCATGAGCAGGTAGAAAGTGTTCCATGGGTCAGAGTGTATAAATGTCTTGATATGGATGCAGAGAAGATAAGATATGAACGAAGATTACGTAAAATTTATCAAGATAATAACAAATGAACACAAGTGTAGAGAGGAAAATAGCGTCTGTTGCAGAAAAGCTGAAAGACATAACCTATTTGTTTGATAACTGGGCGACGGCTAACGTCCGGTTGGATAAAATGCCATTACCGGCTATGATTAACTTACTGCCTGTATCCGGTAAGTTCGTTATATCCAGAACACAGTTGAAGGATTGCCCTAACTGTATGATAGCATTTGCAGATAAGACAAGGTTTGATTTCGACGGGGTGGAGAATGATAAGGTTATTGAGAGGTGCAAAGGATATGCCGTACAGTTTATCAAAGAACTGAATAAAAGCGGACTGTTTGAGTGGGTGAGTGATGAAGTACCTTACTCCATATTTTACGATAAGTTGGATGTGAATGTTACTGGGATAATGATAGAATTGAAACTTAAAGAGGTTCAAGGAGTACCCATGTGTTAGTTATGGAAGATAGGAGAAAAGAAATAAAAGGTATTCTGATTGAGGAGTTGGACAGTCTTCGGCAACGTATCATTGAGAATCATATACGGGCTGGGCAGCGTGCAAGTGGAAGGACTATCAAAAGCTTGCATGTTGTGGTAGATGATAATCATGGCTTCTTGTTTGGTAGGCAGGCTTTCGGCGTATTGGAAACGGGACGCAGACCGGGGAAAGTTCCTAAAGGATTTTATAAGATTATCCGGCAGTGGATGATGGATAAGGGGATTCAAGTGGAGAAGCCTAAGTCTTTTGCATACCTCGTAGCTCGGAAAATAGCTCGAGAAGGTACTGAACTATATCGGACAGGAAAGCATGGGGACATATATTCAGAAGATATTGAAAGAACGATACAGAATGTAATGAATCGTGTATTTGGTATTTTCTCAAAGGATGTACAACATATAAATTTGAATAACAATGCGAACAGCAATATTTGAAAATAATCATCAGATATGGTATCCTGATACTGTGTGCTTCTGTTTTAATCCACAAGAGATAACAGTTCAAACTAATAATACAGTGACTATCAGCATTGCGGCCAATGGGAAAAAATATACAGATGTAAGGAGTTCTTATTCAGGAAAAGTATATGCTGATATTTCGTGTTATATGCGTTCTTTCTTTTCTGTTGATACTTCATTGTTACAGTCAATTCGAGTGTCGGTAACGGTTTCTACGAGTGTTGATAATTTTAGTTTTACTACTGATAGTATTTGGGGAGCAATTAATATTGGTGAGGTATTTAATGCACCTCGTGTAGTGAGATGGTTCCGAAAGTTTCCTTTTACTTTCTCATTGTTTGTGGCTGAGGGAGCGACTGTTCGCTTTCGTTATGACCAAAATAGATATGTTACAAAAAACTTATCCGCAGGATTAAATCACATCAATGTTGCAGGATTGGTTCCGTCAGCTAAAGATTTTGCGGTAATTCGTCTGGATGAGGATTTGCCTGCCAGTACATTTGAATACACGTTTGATAATACGTTTACTCCGATAGGTGATGGGGCTGTTATAAATAGGTTGGTAGTAGATTCTTCAGAGTGTGGTATTTATCTTCGTTGGATAGATAGACATGGTTTTTATCAGTATTGGTTGTTCCAGATTGGGGACAATATATTGCAGGTAAGTACAAATGGTGAATTGCTCTATCAAACTTTTTCGGACAACAAATATGCTTATTATGGGGTATCACGTCAATCTAAGAAAATGCAGAAATCTATAAAGGCTTGTGCTACATTTATAGATCAGGACACATTTGATATGTTGTCTACTTTACATACATCTCCTTTAATTGATTTGTATCATGAGGGGAAATGGTTCCCTGTAAGATTGGCAACGGGAACAGTGAATCATCTACGGAAACCTCTACAGGATTTTGAAATTGAGATAATGTTACCAGAAATAATATCACAGATCTTATGAAAAAAGAATTATTTATTGATGGTGTAAAGGTTGATTTGGGAGAGGATACAAAAATCACATTAAATCTTAAAAGCAATTTGTTTTCTGATTTAGGTAAGATTGTCAGTAATAATAGCTATACGATAAAACTACCCAAAACAGTACATAATCAACGTATCATAGAACATGCTGATATGCCTTCATGTAGTACTGGGTACCCAAGAAAATATCACCAAGCAAGATATATCCGTAATGGAGTAGAGATAATCTCAAATGCTAAGGCTGTACTTCTATCGGTTTCTGATACCATTGATATTGCTATCACATGGGGGAATATAACGGTATTGGCAGGTATCGTAGGGAATAATAAATCTCTGAATGAACTTGTTGATAATGGCTATTATATGACTTGGAGGCGAGAAATCAGTAATTATCAATATTGGAACTCCTTTATTGTTTCTGATATGAATATGGGGATAAGAAGCTTTGATACTTTAAACTATGTGCATCCCAGTGTAAGGGTTCGTTGGATATTAGACCGTATATCCGCTGATAATGAACTTGGCTTTTTATTCTCAAATGATATTGTGGAAAGATATATTAGCAAGTTGATTGTTCCATTATTGACGCGTCATGGTCGAGGGTTTGATGTAAATAATCAATTTGGATTGGCTGCGAGATATAATAACGGAGTAAGATATGACTATTACTTGACTGCAATATTGAAAGATGCCTATGCTAATAGTTTTTTGGCGGTAATCAATGCCGGTACCAGTAATTCGGGAATAAAAATTCTCAAAGAAAGTACTAAGATTAGAATATCGGCAAGAATGTTTTTTGATTTTGCTAGTACGGTTCCGGTAAATCCTGTTTTTGTGGTATATAAAGTGATGGATGGGAGAGCTGAAGAAGTGTTTTCTGCTGATGCTTCTGAATTACAAGGAAAAGGTGGGCAGACTTGGACTGCGTATTTTGATTTTGAGGATGAAACATCTGCATTATCAGAGGGTGATATTATTTATTGCGCTTTCCGTGATACGGGATATTTTGTTAATAATTGGGGAACAGATTCTTTTTCTCTTACTTTAGCACCCTATATTGACGAAGCGATAGTAGAAGGGCAGGGGAGCGATGGGTATTACCCCATAATACCCAATCTGCCGGATATAAAGCAGGTTGATTTTATTAAAACGATTGCTGCAATATCCGGAACATTTGTAGTCGTCGTTAACGATACTACTTTGGGCTTTTTTTCTGTGGATGATATTATATCGAATCGAAATAAGGCATACGATTGGACGTGTAAAGTGGTTGCTCCTTTCAAAGAAAATAAACCACAAGAAATTAGTTACTCGCTTGAAGATTTTGCGCAAAAGAATTTACTTACATGGAAAGAAGATAATACAGTAAAGGGTGATTATAATAGTGCCTTGTATGTGAAAGATGAAACAATTGAGGTTGAACGTACTGCTATTGAACTTCCATTTGCCGCCACTGATATGTCTTTTGGCAGAGCTTCTATTCCATTGTATGAATATTCCGGTAGTGAGACTGTTGGGAAAATGAATAGTGTAGAGCCACGGTTATTGGTTGAGGTGGATAATAACGGAAAGTCTAAAGCGTCATTCGAAGGGTTGAGGTGGGACACTTTGGTAAACAGAAATTATGAATCATACCAGAAAATTATTCGTAATCCGATTGTGATTAGCGAAAAGGTTGAAATTAGTGATATTGAGTTGAAAGAGTTAGATGTGACTATTCCTGTTTATTTAGGTCAATATGGTAGATATTATGCTATATTATCTGTAAAGGCAGAAGATACGGGGATATGTGAGTGTAAATTATTGCAATTGGAAGTGTAACTATGGAAAATGTAGAAGAAAGAGTGCTGGATATCCGGGTACGATACGATGACGCTATCAGTAACATCGCTAAATATCGTACTCAGTTGGATGTACTCCGGAAAAGAGAACAAACTTTAAAGGAGGATTTGAAAGCTGGGCGTTTTGAACGTGAAGAATATAATGTAAAACTAACAGAGACCCAAATTGCAGCCCGTGAAGTGAATGAGGTAATTAGAGTACTGAACAAGCAGGTACAGAATGAACGAAAGGAGCAAACGGAGCTCGAGGGTAGTTTGGTCAGACTGCGTGCGGAGCTCTCTAATCTGACTGCTTCTTATGACAGGTTAAGCCGTGCAGAACGTAACAGTGCCAGAGGTAAAGAGATTCAAGATAAGATAAATGCTATTACCGATGAATTGAAAGAAGCGGAAGAAGGCACGCAACGCTTCTATCGGAATGTCGGCAACTATGAGGAAACTTTGAAAAGATTTGTAGGTATCAATAATGACTTTGCAAACTCCTTGTTGAACATCGCCCAGAACTCAAACGGGGTGACGGGATTTTTCTCCAATATGAAGGTGGAAGCATCTGCTTTAGGTTCAACACTAAAAGCATTATTGAAGAATCCGGTGTTTATGAGTATCGCAGGTGTGGCTGGAGTTAGCTTTGCTTTCAAATGGTGGTATGACTACAATAAGGGGATAAAGGAAGCTACTAAATTAACGAAGCAATTTACGGATAAGTCCGGTGATGACTTGAAAATCTATCGGAGTGAAGTACAAGCTTTGGCTGATTACTACAGTAAAGATTTCCGGGATATGTTGACTGCTATTAATTCCGTAGAAAAGCAGTTTGGCATATCTTCTGATGAAGCGTTGAAAGTAATCAAAGATGGTTTCATTGCCGGGGCGGATGCAAATGGAGAGTTTCTATCTGCTTTGAAAGAATATCCGGCGTACTTCAAAGAGGCTGGTATATCTGCGGATCAGTTTGTTGCTATTGTTGCAGAAACCAATAAGCAGGGTGTTTTCTCTGATAAGGGAATTGATACTATCAAAGAGGCGAACACCCGGCTTCGGGAAATGACTACATCAACGGCCAGTGCATTGGATGGTGTCGGTATCAGCTCTAAACAAGTTCAGGAAGATTTGCAGACAGGAGCAAAGACTACTTTTCAAATCATGCAGGAAGTATCTGCCAAATTGGATGAACTACCGGAAAGCAGTGCGGTGGTTGGAACCGCAATAGCCGATATCTTTGGCGGTCCGGGAGAAGATGCCGGCTTACAATATATCCGCACCTTGAAAGATATTTCTGTGAATTTGGATGAAGTCAAGGGTAAGACCGGGGAATTGGGTAAAGTGGAAGATGATTTGCTTGCTTCCCAAGCGGAGCTAACGAAAGAGGTCGCTTTGCTTTTTGATGCTACCGGCAGCTCATTTGAAAAGATGACGGCTAAGGTTGAGACTTTTGTTAATGACGTTTTATCCTCTTTGATTAAAGATGTACGAACTTTGTTTGAATCGGTAGAGGATATAACGGAACGGGAAACAAAAGCGGCAGTTGAGCTTGGAAAGAATGTTGCAGAGGCTAATGTCGGAGATGAATATGCCAAGATAGAGGCGGCACGGGCTCGGTATGTGAAAGCGGGGCTTTCAGAGGAAGCAGCTTTGGAGAAAGCCAAGTACGATCGTTTGAAAGTTTTGAAATTAACATTAAATCAAGAGGAAGAACATTTCCAAAAAATCACTGACCTTAATAAAAAATATAATGCAGAATTAGATTATTCTAATATATGGAGACGTGCAACAAGATTAACTAGGTCGAAAAGTGACATAAAAAAGGATATTCAAGATACTTGGAATGAGTATATTAATCAGATGGCAGTCGTACAGTCTCAGCAACAAATATTCGACCTTGTTTATTCATATACTGGAGATACCGATAAAAAGAAAACTCCGATTGTTGACCCTAAAGCTATGGCCGAAGCTCTAAAAATCAAAAAGAAAGAGCTGCAAGAGATACGTAAAGCTGAGGATGAAATGCTAAAGCTTATTAAAGATAGCCGGGAAAAGCAGACACAAGAAATAGAATATGAGTACAGCCGGCAAATTGAAGACTTGAAAATCCGTTTGGAGACCGAAAAGGACTTGACACCTCGTGCCAAAGATGAAATCGGAAAACAGATTCTTTCTCTTGAGCAACAGAAAACTATTGCTTTACAAAAGCTCTCTGATGAAGAACTGAAAAAGGATATTGAAAATCGGCAGAAGCTTATCGCCTTGCAGCTTGATTCTGTAAAGGCTGGTAGTGAGCAGGAGTATCAACTAAAGATGCAGCAACTCGTAGCCCAACGTGATGCAGAGCTCCAGCAGAAGGAGCTAACCGAGCAGATGAAACTTGCTATCGTGGAGAAGTATAACAAGAAAATTGATGATTTATCAAAACAGCATGAGAATTTACGATTAGAAAGTAAAAAACAATTTCTAGAGTTGGAACTATTCATTACAAAAGAGGGGACGGATAAAAAGTTGCAGTTAACTCTTGACCGTCTCAAGCTGGAAAGAGATATTGAACTGAGTAATACCAAACTAACGGAAGAACAACGACTTTTGATTATAAAGAAATATCAAAAGTTACAAGAGGATATCTACAAAAAGAATGAAGAGGATAAGGCCGCTCAAATCCGGGAAGACCAGCAGAAAGAATACTTGGCTGCGGAAAAGGCTGGCGCCTCTTTATATCAATTGCAAACCTTACAGGCGTGGCAAGAATTGGATTTACTAATCAAAACAAACGCATCAGCTAAAGATATAGCCACAGCTAAATATAATTTATTCAATACTTTATTGTCACAGTATATTGAGGCAACCGGAGAACTGGGGGAAACAAATAAAGAATTTGCCAAATTGTCTAAAACTTTGGCGCTGGCTCAAATAGCGATTGAAACAGGACGGGCCATTTCTTTTGGAATAAGTCAGGCTATGCAAGAGCCTTTTCCGGCTAACCTTTTAGCGGTGACAACAACAATTGCTACGATAATGACGAATATCGCAAAAGCGCAAAGTATAGTAAAAAGTGCTAAATTTGCACAGGGTGGTTCAGTAGTAGGCCCGGGTTCGGGCACAAGTGACTCTATACCGGCAATGTTATCCAATGGTGAAAGTGTAATGACAGCCGCTGCGACTTCTATGTTTGCGCCGTTATTATCGGCCTTTAACCAAATGGGTGGTGGTATTCCTATCAATGTAACAACCTCATCCAATCAGGCAACGGGTGAGGATATGCTTGCAAAAGCAGTTGCAAGAGGTATGATGATGGCTCCGCCACCGGTATTGTCCGTAGAGGAATTTACTTCTGTTGCAGATAGAGTAAAGTATGTCGAGAATCTTGGTAGTGTATGA